TAATTTTGCAGTTGTAAAAAACGGCAGGAAACCTGCCAAACGTCAACTACGTTTAATGTGGGAGGTTTCGCCGAGAGGCCTGCTGCACAGGCTATAGATTTTCGGAGTACCTGAAAAGTGGTGCTCCCCGAAAGTTGATAAGTGAGAAATCCTCAGAAGTACTTACGTACTCACGGACTCTCACCGAGCCGGACCAACCGTGAACCGTGAGGCTCTTTAGGTAGGTTTGTCCGTGGTCGTTACCTCTGGCGTAGAGGTACTCCCTGTTCTTAATAACAGGAAACTTGACCGTTGTGATTGGTTGTGTTTTTGAGTGGGCTATAACCATACCACTTGCTCCACCCGTGTTGAAGCCATGCTCCAACTTCTCGGTGATAGCGGGGTACCTGGACACCTCTATTGCACCTTCTCCGAGAATGTGATAGGTAGAATTCATTCCACCAACAACCCCACCATAAGTTTGCATCAAAACATGCAATAATGTCCTGGTGTTGTAGGTCGCACCATCATTATAGATGGGTGAGATGAATGTCACTGAGAATGGCTCACCAGTCCCAGGCTCAGCAACCAGGTAAGACCTGAGCTTTGTGGGAATCTTTAGCAACGCTCTAAAGGATGAAATGGTCTCGCCTGTGACGACTTTGGTGAAGTAAACCCCATCATTGGGAGGTCCTCCCAAGCGATGGTGAGTCATCTCTTCTGAGACACCTTCCGTAGCAGCATTTGCTCGCATGCGGCGCGCTGGGATCAATGGAAGTGATATGAAAGTGCCCCCCGCCTCAACGAAGTCTGATTGTGTCAATGCGGGAACGATTTCACCATCACCAGATTTCGTGGGTGATAATGTCATCACCATATAAATACCGGATTGCGCAGTTACTGTGCGAACTCTGGGCGGTGGTTTATCCACCCTGTGGTGGACCGTAGCTCTGGATGGTCTATTCGGGTGTTCAGAAGTTATGGTGACTGTTTGAAGACTTGAAGAAAGAAAGCTTTCTATCTCAATAGTGCCAACGTAGGCTATAGTGTAATTAATGTGTGAGTACTCGTACTGTTGAAATATTGGACGGAGGTTCAGCAGATCACCAGGAAGAGTGGTAAGTACTAGGGCCTTAGTGACGTAGAACCGAGGATCTCCGTCAACATGATAATGTTGCACATTCCTGTTGGCGCCATGCAATGGCTGGGCTATGTAGTCCACACCGAGTGGTAATTTTATCGCACCAGAGTAGATTCTCATGTCACCACTACCGACGACATTGTGCACAAAACTGTTGTTTAATTTGGGCAGGTACACTGTGTTGGTCGTGGTGGGCACTGGTATTCCATCTATGGTGAACGAACCGGTCACCACACGACAGGAAACGCCAACGTCTGGGAAGCGCTGAGGCAGAGTGCTCACTAAACCATCACGGCGATCGATGACTTCGAAGGACATGGAACTCGAAATTTTTAAAGACAACTCCCCCAGTGCGACATTACTTTCAGTGTGGAAATACGGAATCACAGATGTCCCGCCCGTTATCGTCGTGACGGTTAAAGGGGCGCCAACAGTCCACATACGGAATCTACCGTTTGCATCATAAATGGAAGCAGTAGGATATTGCGTTGGATTCGGTGTGGGTGAAACCGTAGTTGGTTGCGAACTTGTTGGCAATGGCGTGGGAAACACCGTAGTGGGCTTGCTAGTTGGTATAAGAGTTGGTGGAGCCGTCGGCAACTTGCTTGGTGGTGCCGTTGGCCAAACTGTGGGCGCGGGTGTAGGCGCTCCTGTTGTGGGTATCCTGCTTGGCACAACAGTGGGTGTTTTCGTTGACGGAGCGCTAGTTAAAACAGTGGGTGCCGGTGATTTTGGTGACGGTGACATGGTGGTAAGGGGCGTTGGTTCCTTCGGAGGCGCTGCGAAAATAGGTGCGCCAACTGCCATGTTACAAGAAATCAACTGAGAAGGAGACGAGACAACCTGGCATGTTTCGTCAGGAACAGTTTGCACAGCATATTCTGATGGGACATACACAAGGTCCATCCCGGGAACAAGGCCATTATAGGCCCCGTAACTCATGTCAGTCGATGCTCTGGCAAACACCAGCACTTCAACCACCATGGCTTGATTCGCTCCAGAAGACAGGACCTCATGCAATGTGATGCTAAGCTGGCCATTGTGTGCTGTTATCTCGTAGCCTGTCGACCAATGGTTGAAGTCCAATTTCCTGGGCGTCGCCAATTGTGCATTCCCAGAAAACTGTTCCCGCTGGTAATCAGTCGGAGTATAACCCTGTCCTGGCAGACAATTCAACGCTGGCGTTGGTGCTGAGTAGCCAATATCTATCTGCATATCTGGTTGCTTACCATGCTCATGGACGATGTGTTCCACAACATCTTCAGCGAGCTCCCTGACACTGTTGGGATCGGCAAGCCCGATTGGGTCGTATTTGTACATCAAAGCACATCTCACGTTGGCTGGTGAGTTAACCACGAACTTGTATTCCATAGTGCCTCGCCAGTATTGGTGAAACATGGCTGGTAAAGCACATGTTGCTGGCACAGTTGTATTGGTGCCAACGTTACAAAAGATCGCCGGAGTGACGTTGATTATGCCTAACTCAGTGCCTTTCACCATACTGTGAGTCACTTTCATATTTCTGATAAGTGACCACTTATTGGCAACTGATATGAATGACATCTCGTCCATAGTACCAAGGGGAAAGGGGGTTGTCTCTTGATCCCTGCTCGTGGCAATCACGCCAATCTTCTGCGGTCCAGCTGCGTTACAAAAAGAAGGCTCCGTAAGCAAGGGCTCCTGTGGTTTGGAGTAACCCAGTTGGTGGGCAAGACCACCAAGGGCTGCAACAACTTCACCAGCCATAGCCATCGGTGCAAGTCCGGTGATTTCACCTCCAAGCGCGAGGCCTTCGCCAATATTGCCCACAACCTTTGAAAACTTTTCAGCACCCAATGGGACATGATGGGTCCTACGTGGCAACTCAGTGATCATGGAACCTCCACTGCATGGTGTTATGTGTATGTGCAGGGAGTGTTCCTTATAGTCTATGGGTGAGAGATATCCGTCGTGGAAAAGTTCAAGCAAAAATGCCATATCCATGTGGATAAGTCTGGGATACGAGCCATACATAAGAAATATGATGGGCCTTATTGAGCGTTGGAACCCGTTTAGATAACACAGACCGGGCATGGTTATGCTGCCGTTACCGGCTATAATGTCATGTATTAAGCTCCTCCTAAAGGATGTGGCAATCCTACAGCTGACTGCATGGGACACTTCAACTTCGTCAATCTTTTCCAAGATAATCTCTGGTAACATAAGACCCCCACAAACTCTGTTCCAAGCTTCGAGGGTTGCAAATTTCTTGAGATTGCCAATGGGCTCGTTCTCTGCACTGAGAAGTTGGATCCTCTCAAAAACGACATCGTAATCAGCGCGGTGGGGATTTTCGATGGGTTCATAATCATCCATGCAAAAGCTTGTGGGAAACGACAGCGCAATAGGCACATGTCTAAATCGGGTCAAACATTTCTCACATGCATGTGGCCCTGTGGCCATGTTACCCACCCCCGCTTGGATATGGTGAGTGGCCCCAAACGCATCCATGTCCACAAACCTGGCGTACACCCTAACTACTATCTCGGGTGCGACCGGAAATGAGCAGGCAACCTGTGTCAAATATGTGACAACCACAACAGGTAGTGTGCTTATCATGGCTTGGTCAAAAGGGTTTATAGCGGCGTAGGGACAATGAAATGGCACTTTCATTGTGGTTATTTGCTCGTCAGAACCTGCACGTATAAAAACACTAGGCTTTTGCGAATTCTGGCAATAGGTGGTGAAGAAATCTTCGTACGAGGACGAATCAATATCACTATCTGTGATCAAAGATACCATCATGATCGCAGACACCGAAGATGGCGCGATTACGTGGAAGCTAAGCTCAATGGCTGACGAGAGAAAAGCTATATTCTGAAATCTATCAGCCAAACCATTTTGTGCCAGGAGGAGTTTATAGGGCTGGATGACACGAGGAGCGCCACCAACCTCAGGAACCGTGAACGTATCGATGACGAAATTACGGTCCATAAATGATTCAGCTCGCGTGCTTCTAACTATGGGAAGTCTGCTAACGGCGGCTGTGTGTGTCGGTGGAACTATACTTTGTGCTTCTTGTAGATCAAATTCCCCGATGGCATCCGCTTGGTCATTGATGCGAGGAGAATCATCCATATTAGCCACCATTTCTGTCTCTTCATCGAATCTAGAGGACATCTGAAAAGGGAGCTTTGAATACGATGACATAAGTTTCTTACCAAGATTCCTGTTGCCAAATACGTCGTCCTGAGGCTCGTAATCTGGCTGAGACGTGTATTTGGACACCCAATCGTGATATGTCAACGAAAGTGCCATGGGCTGTGGAAGAGAACAGGCTTCGATATACGTAGAACAGCGTTCTTTCATGTCATCAAAAACTTCTTTGCCAAACCACATACACTGACGCAGCACGTTCTCGATGCAGTAAGAAGTATACAGGGCGTGGGTCCAATCGGGCCCTCTCTCATTAGCATAGAAGCAACGGAGAAATGACTCAGGACCCGTGACGTTGACATTTCTCATCACATCCGGATTGTAAGTTGGATAGGATTTAACAAACTCACAATCATGGAAAGGCTTCTGGGCTAAAACGGGTGACTTGTCCCCGGCTGTTAGAGTGTGGCCCATCATTCTTCCTGTCTCGGTAAGGTGCTCTGGTGTCCAGCCGGAAAATTTTAGGAAGGAACTGTGTGACGCTAGGGTATCATCACCCATAGTTTTGAAAAACACATGTTCTAAGGGATCTAACTCACCCTTGCGCAATTTTGAATAGCCGGATGCGTTGGCATGTTGTGAAAGGAAACCTGCAGTACGTTGCGCAATATCAATTCCGTCTATAAACCTCAAGACATCGATAACAAGTATTTGCATAACCTGTGTTGAATTTAGAACGAGTGTTATGTAGACTCCCGAGGGCAACATGCTGAGGTTTTTAAGAACTGCCCCAAACATGTTCACTGTTGGAAAAACTACTGTGGCCAAAAGATTGCGGGCAGATGTCTTGTCATTATCACACCACTTTAATTGATCGAAAGCTGAACACAATAGATTGCATGCGTACATACGAGGCTCGTTGCAC